TCCATGAGGGCCACGTCCGAAGGAGCCATAAAGGCGTGAGTCGGTATGTAGCCATATTCGATGATTTGGTTAGCTGCTGCCCTGATAGCATCAAAGTTGTTCGGCTTCGGTACCTTGGCATCGAGGCTTGTTGATGCATATGCTGAGGCGGTGGTTATGATCCCATCCAACTGTGGGCTGGATCCTGTTCCTTCGTAGAGCTGGGTCTCGAGTGCCCTCTCCACCATCGGGAAGAGCTCATTCTGGATCTGGGTGAGCATCTCATCCCAGTCTTCCAGGGCTTCGTTAGTCACCTTGAGGTGTGTACCGATCTTCTCTACCTCTGCAGCCTTCTGGATGTAGGTCATGTCGCTCTGTGCATACTGGCCTTCTTCAGCTACGGCGGCAGCTCCTGCTGTCCTGGCCGACCTCTCTACCCAGGTCACCCTGTTCGAGTTGGTCGTACCTCTCTGTACAACATCCAGCATCAGGGGCTGGCGATCCGGGAGCTTCTCCACCCCGGGGGTCCGCATCGGCACGATGACGGCATTGGCGAGGCTGGAATCGCTCAGTTCGGTGTAGGTATCGATAGTCGATACCTTAAGGAGCATCCTGGGATCTCCCTTGAGCTCAAATACAAAATTGCCACCGGGCTTCAGGTTTTTCCCTTCCAGGATTTCCTTCTGCCCTTTCTCCTTCCATGCTTTCTCAAAGTCGGCAAAGAGGGAGACCGGCTTACCGAGGTTACGGTCTTTCATCTCGAGCTGTATAGCGTCGAGTTGCTCGGAGAGCTTCTTAATGGAAAGCTCACCGGCATTTGCTTTGTTCACCAGCTCTTCGATCTTCTCCTGGGGGGCTTTCTTTGCAATCTCAGCCTTGAGCGCTTCCGTGGCTGTATTGAATTTCTTGACCTCCTCAGCTATCTGATCCGTGAGAGCCTTGATTTCTTTTTCGTTCATCTTCTGTTAAGATTTTAGAATTGTTAATATTGATTCAAGTATTGCCTTCCGGTCCGGCTCCTGCTCTGTCGGAGTGGTCTCTATGACCGGCTCCGGTAGCACCTTGAGTGAACCTATTATGGTCTGTATTTTCATTATCTCTGCTTCAAATTGTTCTGCGGACTCATCGGTATATTTGCCGTTTTTCAGGGCTTTGTTCAAGGCCCCGAGCCTCTTGTTCAGGTTGGCCATGATGTCAGCCGTAGCTCCTTTTGCGCTGATGACTTCCGTGAGGCTGTTGGCTCCCCAGGTCACCGAGCTGTATTCCCAGAGCTTGAGCTCCTGGAGCTTCCGGTACTGAATCTTGCCGTCGGTATCCAGGACGTCCTCTGTCTTGACCCGGTTGTATCCTATCGACAGCTCCGTGATCAACCCGTCGATATGCTGCTGGAGCTTATCCTGTGAAAAATTGTCTTTCCCAAATTGAGACTCAAAATAAAGCCCTTTCTCATCTTCCTTCAGCGTGGAGGGTATCCCTATCACATCCCAGCTGGAGTGCTGCCATAGGTGCTTGATCCTGGGTTTTGCTGATGCGGGGCCTCTCTCCTGTATTGTCTTGAGGAAGGCACCCGGGACGACCATATCCCCGTCGGAATCGACGTTCCCGAAAATAGAGGCGTAGCCTGTGACTACTCCCTTCTTTTCATCAACGTCCTTTATTAAAAAATTGCTTTTAATCTGAAACATCGCTTTTATATTTATCTGTTAATCAACTTCATCAACTTCATATAATTGTGTGCATCGGCAGTTTATTATCTCTTCCGGGGATCCTGCCGGGTCACCTGGGTACTGAAGCCCTGGGGCGTATTCGTAGTCCATCTCTACCGCTCCGAGGCTCTCATAATACATATGGCTATCCCTTATCCCCGGAAGCCCTGATGTCGACCATATTTTCTTCATCTCTATCCCGCTCTCCAGGGCTCCTTCAAAGCTCCCGGTGTTACTGGCTCCTATCATCTCGGTCCTGGCTATGCGCTCTGCCTGGTAGCCGTTGATCTCTGTCAGGGCATCTATCAGGTCGCTCTGCAGGGCCCTTCTCACCTCCGGAACGCCGATCCCTCTCTCCATGGCCTCCTGTATAAGGTCGTCTATGACTTCATTGACGGCTACGGCCTGGCTGTCGAGTATCTCTCCTGTTATGGCGGCGGTCCGCTCCCTGGTGTAGGCCCTGAAGTAATCCTCCCAGAAGTCGGGGTTTGTTTCCTGCTTCCGTGGTATCTTTGCTATGCGCTTCACCATGTCGATCGCAAAGGTGGACCCTCCCTTGACCCATATGTCGGAGATATAACCCTGCACATGGTCCCCTTTCATCAGTGAGCTCGCTCTTCTCTTCAGCTCCTCCGGGTCCATGTTCGCAGCCAAGTCAATGACCGGCTGTTGTGTGGCCCGCAGGACCCTTTGCCCGAGCTTCCAATAATAAACTGTCAATGAACGCTGTTTCGCCCTATTAATTGCTAACCTTCGCATGGCGATAGTCCTTTATCCTGAGTGCCTTAAGCACCTCTTCTGTCATATCCTGCCCTGGCATCATTCCCAACTCCTCCAGAGGTACGGTCCCCATGGATTCGTATATCCGGTCCATGTTCGGGTCATCCAACCTCTCAAATCCGGCAGCCTCCCTGATCTCATTCTTTGTGAATGCCTTAGCCTGTACCATCCATGCTATCATTGATGCCTTGTCGCTCTGCAGGGCCTCCACCTCTGAATAGTCGGCGGCCAGGTACTGTCCTTCCTCTTTAAACCTGGGAGCCAGCCACATGGTCAGCTTCTGAAGGTAGGCATCCATGGACGGCTTTATGGCGTTGGTCCATAGTGCCTTGTTGGCCTCCTTGTAGTTGGCATATGTCTTGTCCTCCGATCCGCTCATCAGAACCGAGGGCACGTTGTAGGCATCGTATATTTTCCCCCCGAATACTCCTATCGCCTTGATAACGTTCATTTCAACGACGGTCATCCCGAAGTTGGTCCATTTGTGGTCCCGGTCGGTTATGACTATTGACCCTGCTTTCTTTGCTCCGGTATACTCCTGCCGATATTGCTGTTTGATGGAGCTCAGAAATGGCTTTGTCATCCTTTGTACTTTGCCGTCCTCTCCCAGAAGGGTGAGGATCCCGACGGCGCCATGATGCTGGAAGGCAGCGACGAGGGCATCGTAACTGGCTCCTGATCCGGTGACGCTCTTGAGGATGGGCCTCAGCCGGGACATCCCCTTCAGGTGACCGGCTCCCTGATAATCATAATCGGGGTTAAATTCCCGCCAGTGCATGATCTGTTCAACTGGGTAGTCCATAACGTTGCTCGACATGTAAAAGCGGTAACCCTGGACCGGGTTGAGGTAGGTTCCCATTACGATCTCCATCCACTGGGATGGGAGGACGTCAATTCTCAGGGGGAGCCCGGCGTTGAGCCCATTCGGTATTGTTTCGTATGCATTATAGCAATTGCCGTAAATAAGATAAAAGCTCAGGCTGGCTTCGATGAGCTCCTCCCTGGTCTGCCAGGGGTTCGGCTTGTTCAGGAGCTGTATCATCCTGCCATTCTCCACTATCTCACCGTCCTTGTCATATTGATAGACGGGGAGGGTGCTGGCTGGCTCCGTGATCTTGTTTATAACTGTGAAAACGTCGCCGTTGCCGGTATAGAATCCTGTGAAGGCATCGGAGCTGGGATCCGGGTATAGTGCCGTCGCTCCTATCTTCCGCAGGATGTATTCGTCGAGCCTGTTCGCCCGATCAATGTTTGCAGGGGTTATCCTGTTCATTATGTTTGTCAGCCAGCTCATCCTTGGTCGGTTATCGGTCTCTGCTTAAAATATTTGTCTATCACTCTGGGCCCGTTTTCCGGTCCCCAGGCCCACTCTGCAAAGGGGCCGAGGATCTTCCGGAGCTGCTCCTCTTTTGACCTTACCGGCCTTTCTCTCTTTGGTGTTGCTTCTCTTTTTGCCATGTCGTTTATTTATTTATACCACCGTTCCGTCTCCTGATGTATAGTTCGATTCGTCCATTAGGTCTGTCACCAGCCATACCAGTGCATCGACCCTGTCCGGGCTCCGCTCTCCCTCCTTCGCGCTCCATGTGGTCATCTGGTCCTCCAGCTTCGGCAGGGACCCCACATGATGCACCCTCTCCTGTTCGTAGAGGGCCACCACCGGTTCCGC